CAATATCAGTGATAGCCAAGTCTCCAATTGTCGTACCAGAAGATACAACCGCGACCTTGAACAATACGTCCGTAGCGTCGCACACATACGCTTTAATATCTGAAGCGGCGGTGCTAGCTGGATAGTTTTGTCGGAAAGTCACTTGTGAAGTGCTTGGATCGGTGTAAGTTACACCCATGAAGACTCCAATCGGAGTCATAGCAGCATCAAACGTATCACGCTCGACAGTGCCACCAGTGACTAGCTTAACAGCGTCCCCGTAGAAGATGTCCGTCGCATAACCACTGGCTATGCTGTACTGACGGGTAGTACCTACGTATGGAACACCACTAAGTAGCTTTACTGGCCTTAGCCCATAGGGGGCCGCTACTGTTGGATAAGCCATGTTAACCTCTTAACAAAAATTAAGTTCCTTTACCAAAATTGGTAACTTTTGTACTGCGCTCGTTGAATAAAGGCATACGAGGGTCATTTTCGCGCATGAAGTTGTTGTCTACAGATTGCATCTGCTGCCTAGCTTGAGTTTCGTAATGTTCATTACGTTCCTCAACCATTTCTATTGGAGCTTTACAAAGCAACAGCCCGCCCTGAGTAATATTGCCTTCAAACCTTTCGTTATGGTCAGACAATATTTCTGGATGATCTTCTGCTTTTATCGGCTCCCAACCTTCACGTAGTTTAGAGGAGACATTGCTAGCGTCTGTTATTCCCAGAGTAGAAAGACGTACCCAGCGTGTTGTATAGCCTGCTTCGACTTCAACTTGAGGTAGAACTTCAGGCTTTACCCAATGTCTCTTGCGAGACTTGGTTTCGCGCGTGTCGTTATCTCTCTTGATTCTGTTCTCAGCCATTATCAATTTCCTCTTTCTAGTGCAGCCATTTGTTTGGCGTATTCTTGTGGAGTTATACCTAGACGTTTTGTTAAAGCCATCTGTGTTGCGTTTAATGTGACCTTTCTAGGGCCGGTGCTCCGCGTGGCGGGGGCAACTACATTTGACTGTCGTTTTGGTCTCTCCTCCTCAAAAACTTCTTCCACGGAGTCATTGAACTCCTCGGGAAATACTTTTCGCATACGAGCATCAATCGTCTCGTAGTATTCATCCGATTGGGGACTAACCCCAGATTTTATTAACCTGTCGTGAACGGTTAGGGCGACCTGTCGCATACCTATGTCTTGCACAAACCAAGGATTGTCCTGTACCCATTTTGCGGCTCGTTCATCAAGAGGTTCTGGAGTGACTTGTACCGAAGTTTCTTCTTCTTGTAAAGGCTCTACTTCAAAGTTATCTAGCTTATCAGAGCGTATTTTCGCATTAGTTAGCGCTTCTTGTGCGTCTACAACGCGCTCTGTGTCGCCAGCCTCATAAGCCTCTGCATACGCTTTCTTTGCAGCGGCTAGCTCAGCCTCTGTATTTTTCTTAGCTTGTTCTAATAGAAGCTCTTGGTTCTTATTGACTGTGCCTTTCAGCTCTTTGTTTTCATCAACAAGCCGTTGCGTCAGCTTCTCTAGCTCCGTTCGCTCTCTTTGGGCTGCCTCTTTTGCACGTCGTTCGTCGTGGTATCCCTTGCTAAAATGTTGAATGCGTTTACGAACCTTGTCAGAGTAGTTCTCCAACTCTTCGTCCGTAACATCAGCCGGTGGCTCAGAGGGCTTACGGTTCCTATCAGCTTTTGGGGTATCATCGACAACTTCGACTTCAATATCTTCTTCTGCCTCTGCAGTCTCCACTTCAGGTTTACTAGAAGTATCTGCATAGTCGTCGGCGGTCTTTTTTCCTGACAAGTCGATCTCCACTGCATCGGAACTCTCCACTTCTATATCAGTGGAATCGACACTATCATCTTCAGGAAACTCGTACTCTACTTTTTGAAATGGCATAACCTACTCCCTATACTCTTTCTATACCACGGGGATCTGGCACAACAGCTTCAATAGAATCGTCGTTCATCAAACGATATTCATTACCATCTATTGAGAACCTAGTCCCTGTATTAGCACGGAACATTACGTAGTCCCCTTGCTTACACCACGGGCCAGTGGGGAATCGGTCTGTGTCAGAATAGGCTTGTTCGCCCATATCCAGCACAAGTCCGATAATCGACATGACTTGTTCGTGGTTCTTTGTGGTTACAGACTTTAGTAGGTCAGTGCCATCAAATGTCTCTTCAACATGCGGCATAGCAATCAGCACTCTATACCCCACAGGCACGGGTATCTGCGCTTCAAACTCGTCTTCAGTAACAGTTGCTTGTGCAACATCACTCATCTTCGTACTCCAAGTTTCGCAAGAGGTCTTCTATGTGCTGCAAACAGGTGTCGTGACCCCGAATCAACCCTGTCGCTTCTTTGTACGCGGAGAAGTCTTTAGCCCCTCCCGTAGCAATGAACTCTATTGCAGAGGCTCTTTCAGCCTCGATCCTTTCTTTAAGCACGTCTATGACGGTTTTAGCCACTATCTATCCTTGTTTCGGCTTTCCTGTATAGCCTTTAGTGTGTCTAGATCTGACTTGGCGTTGTCCCTACGGCGCTCTGCGGCCATCTTGACTCCAGCCTTTCTAGCGTCTATTTGCATCTCTTGTTGTTCTATCTTCAACTGTTCTGCGTCGATCATCGCATCTGCTTGATCTTTCTGAGTTTTTCTTTGTAATTCAGCGGCTTGCAACTGTGCGTCGGTCTGATCTTTCTGCATCTTACGCTGCACTTCTTGTTGTTTGACCTGCAGTTCTGCTTGCTTTAACTGCATTAGCGGGTCTTGCGCTTGCTGCTGCGCTTGCTGTTGTGCAGCCTGCTGTTGACGCGCCTGTGTGATCTGCTGTCCTGCTTGTGCTGCCAAACGAGCTAGATTCAACTCTACTTCTTCTGACAGTTCTGCGTTCGGTGCAGGTAGCGGTGCGCCCAACTTCTCTTCCATCTGCTTGCGATATAAGAAGGCTGTGTGTTCTGCGATGTGTGCTTGTAGCGACGCCATGATTCTCTGTGCCTGTGGGTTCTGCCCTAACATTTGAGCGATCATTGGATCTTTCATAAAAGCTGTATGTGCCGCGATATGCGCTTCGTGATCTTGGTATATAAATGCTTTCAACGGTTTACCATTCAATGCGTTCATATTCTCACTTATAGGATCAACAGGTTTGGCATCGTCCTCTGTCGGCACTAACTTGTCTGCGTTCTTCACGCCCAGCACTTCAATCATCTGCCTATGTAACTGCGGCAAGTCGTATATCTGCGGTGCAGACTGCGACATTTGTAACACAGCTTGATACTGAACCACTCGCTGAGCCATCGTAGAGCTATTAGGATCACTGACAGGGATCACGTCCACCATCATATAGTCCATCTGACGAGCGGTTATCTCTCCGCGTATCGGCTCGTACCCGTACTCCGCTGGAGCATACTCAGCCATTATCGCTTTAAGCAGCTTAAACTCCTGCTTCATAGCGTAGTGAACGCGGGCTTGAACTGCAGCCATCGGTTTTAGGGTACGCTCTAGAAGGGCCAGAGTTGTCCCCACAGGGGCGTTTGCTGACATGTCCGAAATGTTCATGTCACTTATGGCACCCAGCCTACGACCTTCCTGAGTGATCTTATCTAGTAGTTGTAGTAGGGTCTGGCTCGGCTCCTTGTATGGGAGCGGCATTATGTTGTCACGGATGCTGCCAGACGGCACATCTACATCCTTAAACTCCCCCGGCTCTATCGGTACATCATCACCCTTTATACGTAACCCGCGAGACTTTAGACCTCCGGGCAGATTAGATAACGTACCAGCGTCCACAAGCTGCCGTATGATGGAGGTGCCCGCTTTAGCGTACCCCCCTATTATGTGAATCAAACCTAGCCCGTAAAAGCCAAATCCGGGCACGTATGCATAGTGTACGAAGTGTTGACGCTTGAGCATCAGGGGATCTTCTTCGTTCCAGTTACGACGTATCGCTAATATTTCACCTGTTCCACGCTCAATAGTTACGACGTAAGGCTTTGCTATTTGGTCTTTCTCGTCGCCATCTTCTTCATCGACACCTTCTATAATGATGTCAGCGTGTATCTCGTAGACCGCGTACCTATTATCGTCTGTTATAGAGTAGCCACCTTCTTCAGCCTTACGCTCTTCTATGTCAGTGTGGTAAGGCTGTGGGCTTCCTAGATCTACATCTCTGTAAAACCCAGACACTTGTAACTTCTTAAGCTCGTTCTTAGTCTTACGCATGATGTGCGTAACACGTTCGGCACTCTCTATATTAGACGCGCCGTATGGCACAACTACATCTTCGGCGGGTATGTACAATGCAACCTGCCTACCTATGTTCGGATCAAAATAAACTTTTTTGAACGCACTACCAGCCAAGCCAAGGCTGTATAACAGGCGCTCATGCTCGGGTCTGTACTCCACCATGCGCTCGGTGAGTTCGTAGTTCATATCGGCTTTTACGCGCTGTGCAGCCTCATCCTTGTCTTTAGTTTCTTCACCAAGGATCTTTACACGTACAGGGCCAGCGGCGGGAAAAGTCTCAGACATGGTTTCTGCTTGAAAGCGTATAGCTGCTTCAGCAAGGACTGTGGAGTACACACCACACGCGCCTTCCCACGGCTCGTTACGCTCTTCGTACTTAAAACCAAGAACGTCCAACCCCCTGACAAAGCTATCAGCCCAATCCTTGCGGCTGTGCGTATCGGCATCCACTGCACCGATAAGCTCGCTAGATATTTTGTTTAGCTCGTTATCCTCTAAAAACTCTGCAATGTTGTCGCCAAATTGCATCATGTCGCCAATGTCAGCGTCGGGAATAATCGTAATCTCTACAGAGCCGTCATCCAGAGTTACCATCTCTGGGTCTACAATCTCTATCTCCAGACTTGCGCCAGTTTCGCTTTCTTGCTCTATGCCTAATGGAGCAGCGTACAATCCTTTATCAACAGCCATTAGTAGTACCCACCTCTGCGTTGTTTAAAATACCGCTGTTCTTCAGGCTCGTCTGTCGGTAGGCGTATGAACCCACCCTGCCTAAAACGCATGAGCGCCATGACCGTGGAGTCAACCAAGTCATCATGGCTCATAAATGGGAACCCAGCGATTTCTTCAATTACTTCTTCCGCCCACCTCGTAGGAGGCACCCAGCATATACCACTTGCTACAATATCTGCTACTGAGTTTAGTCGTGCCAGTTTGTCACCTGACCCTCTATGTGGTGTGTATTCAGACACGGGTAGACCCATACGCCGCATCTCTTGATACAGCGCCGTGCCTGCCGACTTCTTCTCCACTATGAATGCGTCTGGCTCCCACTCCATATACTCTTCCATAGCCATGTCTTTTAGCTCTGGAAACTCTAGTCGCTTCTTTATACTGTTTAGCAGCACTATATTGTACGCATCTACCTCTTCATTCATAAACACGCCCCACGTAGTGAGCGCTGTGTAGTCCGCACGGTTGTGAGTCTCGGCTGCAGCATCCAGTGACATGATTATGTATTCACAACTGGGCGGGTTGTCCTGATCCCATATCTGCCACCACTCGCGTTTGACCAACGCGGCTTCTTCTGCGGTAGGTTCTTGTTGGTATTGTGCGTTCCATTGGAATGTAGGCATGGATGCCTTGGTGCGAAGCAGTGCTTCTAGGTCAAAAAACTCAGGCCACAGCGGTTTCTCTACTATATCGCCCGTTTCTGCGTCTTCTATATCCAAAATTGCAGGAAATTCTACGATTTCGTACTGATCTGCCCGCTCATTCTGCGTCATATCCTTAGTTACACGCCCAGTTAGGTCATCCATGTGCCATCTGGTCTGAATTATGGCTACACGACCCCCCGGCATGAGACGAGTACGCGCACCAAACGTGAACCAATCGTATGCTTTGGCAAAAACTTCAAAATTACCGTTGATTACGTCCTGTTCTGAGTGCGGATCGTCCACTAAAAGCAAGTCCGCGCCCCTTCCTGCGATTGACGAGCCAATTCCACAGGCGTAATACTCTCCACCAACGCTTGTGTTCCACCTTCCTGCTGATTTTGAGTCTATCGCTAGCTTCACGGTAGGGAATATCGTTGCGTACTCCTCCGTTGCAATCAGATTTCGCACCTTTCGGCCAAAATCTACCGCTAAATCGGTGGTGTGCGACACCATCATTACCTTTTTGTTTGGGTTTCTCCCCAAAAACCATGCTGGGTACATGATAGACACTAGGTTTGACTTCCCGTGTCGCGGAGGGATGTTCACGCATATACGATCTTTGTTACCTTGCTCAATATCCATGAGCATGTCAGCTAGTATTCTATGGTGTTTGCCGACAATAAAGTCGGGTTGCATACGTTTGCAGAACTCTATTAGATCATCGTAGGCTGCTTGATTGCTTTTACGTGCCTCTAACTCATCAACAAGTCGGTCTATCTCTGCAACTTCTTCCGCTGTATACACATCCAAGTTGTCCAACATCTGCTGGACTTCCTCTTCAGTAAAATCAAAAGCGGAATCAGTCATCATACTCGTCATCTAGCTCCGCAAGTTCGGCCTCAACATCTATAGGTGAGTTGTCTATGACAACAGCATCTTCAATATCGTCTTCGGGGTTGACTAGTTTTTCTAACTTGGCC